AACAAGTAACGAATCATATGACAGGCATCACTATAAGATAGTTCACAAAGATCGTTCTATTGTGGTAGAATCTTGGGATGAGGTTCAAGAGTGGTGGTGGAATAATTGTAGGCTACCAACATTTGATGCCCTTGTACACGTTATTGACAAACCAAAGACTAAGAAAAAGTCCAAAGGATTTTAATTATGAAAACAAAAGAAGAACTTGCAATTGAATTTGTAAAATACACCGTCAGTAAGATGGATGTTGATTCTCTTAGACAAATCGCTGAGATTAATTTACTTGCTAATCTAAACTCAGAATCTGATCTTGCAACATGGGAAGACTATGTGGCACAGATGAGGGGTTTACATAAAGCAGAAGATCTGTTAGAGTTAATCAAACCATCTATGATGCTGAAGGTGAGAGATGAGGGATGAATTTATTTGGGTAGAAAAGTATAGACCCAAGAGTATTGATGATTGTATTCTTCCAGAGGATACAAAGCAAACATTCAAAGAGTTTCTTAAGAAGGGAGAGATCCCTAATCTTTTGTTGTCAGGACCGCCTGGAATAGGTAAGACCACAGTTGCGAAAGCAATGTGTGAAGAGTTGGGTGTGGATTATTATGTTATTAATGGATCAGACGAAGGTAGATTTTTAGACACAGTTAGAAATCAAGCGAAGAACTTTGCTTCTACTGTATCCTTAATGGATGCGGATAAAAAACATAAGGTAATCATAATTGATGAGGCAGATAATACAACTCATGATGTTCAACTTTTACTCAGAGCAAATATAGAATCGTTCTATAAGAATTGTAGATTTATCTTTACATGTAACTTCAAGAATAGAATCATTGAACCACTTCATTCAAGATGTTCTGTTATTGAGTTTGGAATATCAGGTAAGAACAAAGCTACTATCGCCGCACAGTTCTTTAAAAGATTAGTTTTTATTCTTGACCAAGAACGTATTGAAGCGGACAAGAAAGTAGTTGCTGAACTTATCAATAAACATTTTCCTGATTGGAGGAGAGTGTTAAATGAGTGTCAAAGACATTCAGTTAGTGGTAAGATTGATTCATCTATTCTTGCCAATTTTTCTGAGGTAAACATAAATGACCTCATCAAGAATCTCAAAGGGAAGAAGTTTCCAGAGGTTCGTAAATGGTGTGTCAATAATTTGGACAATGATCCCTCTGTATTGTTGCGTCGTATTTACGATGCTCTTTTTGAGTCTCTAGATGGTCCAAGTATTGCAGCTGCGGTGTTGATAATTGCCAAGTATCAATATCAAATTGCCTTTGTGGCAGATCAGGAAATTAATCTCTTGGCATGTATGACCGAACTAATGGTAGAGTGTGAATTCAAATAGTATATATAGTACAAGTATCAGTGTAGAACGGCAATATCTTACACACACTGCCAACACACAACACACGAGATACACACAACACACAAACGGAGAAAACTATGGCTCAAAACCCATATGAATTGCGCTGGGAACTTTTAGTCCAGGCAAAAGATCATCTTGTAAACGAATACCAATCACTAGAATCACGTTGGTTAAACGTGAGAGAAGCTGGTGGAGATGCAGGCGAACATCCTAAGTATCCAACAGAAGGAGAAATACTAGCCCTTGCCGATAAATGGAAAACTTTTGTTGATGGAGGGGAGCATGCTTAATATTCTAGGAGAAGAAGGAGATTTTAAACCTTTAATGAGATATGGACATGTAATTCCTTATTATTATGTGTCTAAAGATGGCAAAATTCTTAGTGTAAGAACTAACAAACCTAAGATATTAAATCCACAGTATCAAGATAACCGTCAGGGATATCAGGCTCCAAGGCTAGTTGGATGTAGGGTTGATAAGAGAGAGGCTCCAGAATTATTTGAAGAGTATGATTATACATTATCTCAGCAGTCCCAACAAAGGACTGCATCTGATCCCAACTCTCCATATTATCAAAGGTTGACTAAAGATCCAAATAAAATAACAATTCAAGTCAAGTGCCATAGAGCTGTCATGGAGACATGGAAACCAATTGATGAGTATCCACCTATCCCAAAAGAAGATTGGGATAAGACTCCTGAGTCCGCAAAGACATTTATCAAAGATTGTGTTATAATAGATCATATTGATTCTGATACAACAAATAATCATATTGATAATTTGAGATGGTGTTCTCAAAAAGAAAACCAACATGACAGAAAAAGAGGCCCAACAATTTCTCGTAAGGCTTACAAACCCAGAAAAAAAACATGACTAAATCATCGTTCGCGAAAACTAAAGCACAAGTAAAATCATCAAGTTACTATCTGTTTTGGGGTGCAGCAACCATTGCAGTTGTTGCTGGCCAAATATATGTTGGTTCTGGATATCGCAATATGTCTAGATCCATTGATAGTCTTATTAAAACTTATATCAATAGACCAAGAACTATGCCTGTTCCAGGCCCAAGGTATGAGCCTATGCTTAAACCTTCACCTGATGATTATAACATGCCCATTATACAATGATTCTAAGTGAAATTGATGCTGCTTATGCAGCAGACAAATTCATTAATTATTTCTCAAATACTGGAAGAATTGATGAATACCTTCGTAATGTAAAACTAGACAGAATCGCTGAACAACCAAATGATCTCTCAGCCTTCATGGAGGGTGCTGCAACTGAGGATGATCTATTCAGTAGATTTGATATGCACCCTGCTGACATGAGAATCAAGATCTACCCTGCTGGAGAGTATGGTGGATTGACTAATGAGTTCTTTAATGAGAGATTGCAGATTACAATGTCTCATGCTTTTGAAAGTTCTATTCCAGGCAAATCACTTAAATGGATTGTTAAAGAAGAGAACACAGGAAAGGTTATTGGGTTCATAAGGTTCGGTTCTCCTACTATTAACTCCAAACCAAGGAATGATTGGTTGGGTGATGTACCAGATTTGGGTCGGTTTAACCGCCATGCAATCATGGGATTCATTATTGTACCCACTCAACCTTTCGGTTTCAACTACCTTGGTGGTAAACTCTTAGCAATGTTGTGTTGTTCACATCAAGCAAGAGAACAACTCAATGCAAAATACAACTCAAACATTTGTTTGTTCGAGACTACATCTTTATATGGATCTACTAAGTCATCATCACAGTATGATGGACTCAAACCATATATGAGATACAAAGGCTTAACTGATAGTGACTTTACTCCTCTATTACATGACTCTATCTTCCAAGATCTAAACAAATGGTTTATGATAAGGAACAATGATAAGTGTTTAGTCAAGGAGGATGCTTCTAGTAGAAAACTAAAGATACAATCCAAGATGATTTCTGTTATCAAGAAGTCATTGATAGACGCAAATAAACTTGAATCATTCAACACTGCTATTAGATCTGCTAAAGATCTGACAGAACAAAAACGTTTCTACATGTCCACCTATGGTTTTAAGAATGTTAGAGAAGTTATCTTGGGAGAGCAAGATACTTTGGTCAAGGCTGAAAACTATGATAGGTTCTCTGTTAAACAGATTATTTCTTGGTGGAGAAAGAAAGCTTCTCGTAGATATGAAACACTTAGAGACGATGGAAGACTAAGAACCAAGTTGGAAACTTGGAACAAAAACCCCGACGAGATTGATATCATACGATGAAAGACCTTAAAGATTGGCTTAACTCTGTAAATCTAACTAAAGAAGATATTACAGTGGATGATCCCTCTGCGATCAAAAAATATCCTGCCTTCATTGTGAACAAGTGTATGTCAGCACACATTGATTGCATCATGTTTGCCAATGAAATGAACTTGAACCACCACATATCAAAGGATCTACAATATCACTTTTATCTAAATAGTCTCAGGAGAAAGAAAAGATACTCTCCTTGGCTCCGCAAAGATAAGATCAAAGATCTTGACGTTGTGAAACAATACTATGGTTATAGTAATGCAAAAGCAATCCAAGCATTGAAAATCTTAACTAAAGAGCAGTTGAACTACATTAAAAAACGCATTGACGTTGGAGGTACAGCATGAGTGGGTTTACAGAACCTGAGATTGCTTGGTCACAGGACCAGATGATTGAAGTTACTTTAAATGAACCAGATGATTTCTTGAAAGTAAGAGAGACGCTGACTCGTATCGGTGTGGCTTCAAGAAAAGAAAAAAAGATTTACCAATCGTGCCATATACTGCACAA